GTAGGCGTGGTTGCTAAAAAAGAGGCTATTGAGCGTGATGATTTACGCCTGTTGCAATTTGCACATGCTGCAACCATGTTGTCCATATCAACAGCGTTTTGCACTGAACTATCAGATGCCATTGGTACAACATGATCTACCTGGTTGGCCTCACCACCACAGTAGTAGCAGGTGTACTGATCGCGTGCCAAGACCATCAACCTACGCTTTTTGTATAAGCCTTTAGTACGTGGATCTCCACGCTTGGCAGCCATTAGTAATGGCCTCGCTTTTTATGAGTATCTAATGCTTTACATGTATCACCATCGTATCGATGATCGATGTACTTTAACCCTAAATCTATTTGCTTGAAAGGGTTAGTCTCTTTCATCTTTAAAAGTTGTGGAATACCAAATGCACTGCTCTTACTATTCCGGGCCGTTGGTGACCAGTTGCTTTCTAATCTCCATAAGATAACTAAGCATCGATATTGCTTATCATCTAATACTTTCATGTGTGCATATAACTTAAACATCTCAACAGTATTGTTATTAACTGCTTTTGCTTCACCTGTTGCAACCGTTGTAATTACAAATAGCGCGGCCCAAATAGTGAAGTGTCGCAGGCGAGCTATCCGCGGTTGCGGCTCGCTATAGCGACTGGAGCGTAGCATTGATGTCAAGTATCGTTTCATAGGTTGTTCACGTATTCATAGTGTGTTGGGCATAAGGGGTAAGCAATACGCGTACCGAAGTAGTCTAGGTAGGCCGTCTCGGTTGCTTTAAGGTTGCACCACATATCAATATCCCACTCAAATATGCGGCACTTAACTGGTCGTGTCATTGGGATCTCCTAAATGAACAGCTCTTATGTGGCTTTCCATGAGCCTGCTTATCTCAATCTGTGACATGAACTCCAACGCAGCACGAAGTGAATAGCCGCATGGACACTCATACATAAATGGCAATCTGTCTTTAGGCATCGATGTCCTGCTTCCAAGTCATAACACCAAGTACCCCGCAGCCGCCGCACTCAAATACATGCACGAAATCGGGCAGATCCTCTGTAACTACAACGATTGTGTGAGGCGTGACCTTCTTACATATTCTGCAGTTAAATGCCTGATCCATGAGATGAACTCCTTAAATCGGTGATTGGAAAGAGATCGCGCTGACTAATCCAGTAGTTGCCTTGACCTCGGTGAAAGAATTGTGGCTGTCTAGCCATTTTGATCGGTATCCATCCAGCCAGGTGATAGACCGGGGAGCGCCCAGTAACTAGCACTGCTACATCGTTATCTCGATCGGTTTTGTTAATGATTAGGCTGCCGTTGTCGTATTTAGTCCATTTAACTTCTAAGCGGCTACCAACATCGGCCTCGCCTTTAAATGTATTTAGAGTTGGTTTAAAGTCTTTAAGCCCGAAATACTGAGCCACGGCAATTTCCGCAGCTACAGCCTCGGCGTTCTCCAAGATGAACTCATGGATGCTTATCGCTTTGTTAAATCGACCGGGGTGATCGGGTCGGCCACGCAAATCTGCTACGCGGGCTAATCCAATGTGATGGGCTTGGATCTCTTGCGAGTAATCAAGCACAACACGGTTCATCCGTTACAGGCCAGACATATCCATAGCTTGTCATCGACATAATTACCATCGATCTTTAAGCCAAAATGCTGCCCTTTGTCGCACCACTCGATTGCAGGCGGTGTAACTTGATCGCGAATCTCAGTGCCATCCATCTGGATCGTTAAACGGTTGCCAGTTTTCAGATTTATCATCTCAAAATCGCCACTCATTTACTTCTCCCAACGTGGTGCGCATTGAGGTTTAGCCTTAGATGGGCAGACCCATCCCTTGTACTTATTGCCTGTCTTAGAGCTAATGCCTTCTTTAAAAACCATACGGCCGTGTTCGCAAGTTTCGCCCTGCGCCACGATTTCGCCACCTAACGCACCCTGAATAAGGTTTAAACCGCTTGCAAGAGGCTCTGCCGTGCCTTCTGCGGTGATTGTGACAGTCGCCCACGGATCGCTTTCTAGTGAGGCAGGGGAGTCCGTTACTACCTGAGCCATTGTCTCAGCTGTAGATCGATGCTCACCTGGACTCAGCAAGCTAATAACTCTTGCTATTGCAGAGGTCGATGTGTCCTCAATAAACCAGCGTTTCATGTTTTGGTTATAAAAAGCCTGGTTGCCATAGGCGTAGTCCACAGCTGCGGGTACTACGTCCTCATGCTCACGATAGGCACGTGCCTCAATTAGTACATGACCTTTTGTAAGATCAACATCGATGATGCTTGTCTCTAATCTGCCTGCGGGGAATTCATCGCGAAAACGCTTAATGCGCTGTAGCGCTGTCTCGTACTCGGCTAAATTAAACATTGGTTAACACCGGGCTTTCTAAATCTTTAGCAGCTGCTAATTGATCCTGTAGTGACCAGTGAATAAACCCGCCTTTACCATCTGGCCATGTCTCAGCCTGTCGCTTGTGATAATTGCAGTAGGCGCGGGTAGCACCTTTTGATTTAATCGTTACCGATACGGTGATGATGGTTGCAATCGGCACGCACTTATCCGAGAAAGACCAGGTTTGAGTCTTTGTGTCAAAGTTGCCAAACTCGGCCTTGCAATCGTTGCAATATGTACCTGTAGGTGCGCTCTTAATCATTTGCTTACCGCCTCACGTGCGCGGCGCTCACCGATTCGGATGCCTACTGCTCGGCCTGCCTTGTGTCCATCCCGCTTACCTGTTGAATAGCCCAGTGTGTAAAAGATCATCGCCGTTGTAAAAAACGAGATCATGTAATAACCAATCATTTGTTCCATTTTAGCCCCTTAGTTTAGTTTTATGGCCTTTCGACCATTAGTAAAAGGGTAAAGCGCATATCCGACAGAATCAAGTACTTCGCGTATTTGGCGGCGTGTCGCTATGGTTTTTTAGTTAGCTCAAGCATCAACTGGTCTAAGCGTTGCTCGATCCTAGATACCTGGTCTTTTAATGAGTTGCCGCCATTAGGCGTTAGCTCAGCCATTATCGATTTAATTAAAATTCTAGTGACCGCATACCATGCGCCCGTGATGCTCATAGCCAAACCAATAATTACTGTCCAGTCACTTGCACTCACTTGCGGCCATAAACCTTGTCATTAGGGTTGAGCCAGCGCATAAGTACCGGCACGATAGCTGCAACGCCTGCAGATAAAATGGCTTTAGGGTCTGTCACACCTGCCATATAAACTGCAAGGCAAGCGCCTATAAATGACCTGGCATAACTAGCCAGCATTGGCTTTAACTCTGCGCTCAATTTGAGTCTGCCCATGTAATTACGTCAAAAGTGAATGATGGCGTTGTGCCTTCGATGACCCAGACTACGCGCAAATTATTTGTAAAGGCGCTAGTTAGTCGTATTACTTCTCGTGTGACCGCACTTGCAGTAGCAAATGTTGCAATAGTGTTGTAATTAGTACCATCCACAGTATCCTGCACGGCCACGCTTAGTGAAGGCGTTGTGCCACTTGCCGCCGTAACATTTAGTTGTAAAACTAATTGACGTGCAGCTGCAAAACCTGTTACGGCCGTACCTGCCGCTGTAGTTGTTCTAGCAGCTGAGGCCAAAAGGGTGACTGTACTTGCAGGGATGTTAGCTTGTTGTATATCGCTCATTTTTTGCTCCTTTATAACCCTAGTTTTGTGATTAGTTTACTGGCCTGTTCACGATTTACGTGTAACTCAAAGTGCATTTCATCCTTGCGCCCCCGGTAATCCCCGCCCCAGGTCAGGCCGTACTTCTTGGCTAGCGCTCGGATCATCGGCACTTTTTCTAGTGGAAAAGTACCTACCTTTCCAAGCGGGTGCTGCGTAGCATTTAAGTCGATGGCTGTACCAGAGCTGTGGCAGCTAAGTTTGTCGGTGGTGCCGCGTACCATGCGGAAAGCGTAAGCCCAGTCATCTAACTTGCCTTCATCGATCGGCTCAATAAGTTCATTAAATTCTGCAGCAAATGCAGCTAGTAATTCACCTGCACCCGCAGCGCATCTAATTTTAAGGTTAGTGCCTTTAATCGGGTAAGGCTTTACATTGATCTCAGACTGGTCTTTACTGGCAGGCCAGCCGTTATAGCTTGTAAGGCTCATGAAAGCAGTAGCGCTGCTTCATCGGCTGTAATGCCGAGTTTAGCTAGCAGGGCTGCTTTAGCTGCTGCTTTTTGTGCATCTTGCTGTGTTTTCCATGCAT